CGCTTGCGCTCCACTTCGTTACCCTTGCCGTTCTTTTTGGCGTTCTCCTCGGCCTTCCATTTGTTGTAGAGCTCGTCAAGCTTGGTCTTCACGTTGTTGCGTGCCGTGTACATGTCGCTCACACCTTTCAGCAGCGGGTCAAGCTTGGTAAACAGCCCTGCCTCGGGGGCTGTAAAGTTTTCGTAAATGCGCTTCTTGAAGGCGTCCATCTCGTCAACAACACCCGTAGAGAACACAAGGTGAATACGGGCCTCAAAGTTCGACTCGCGGAGCAGCCGCTGCAACGCCGACTCCCAGTGGGGATATTCCACGCTCAGCTGGCTAACGGCACCCTGCATCAGCTTCTCCACCTTCTTCCGGCTCTCCGCGTCAAGCTCCTTGTGGGCGCGGATGCGGTTGGCAATCTCGGGAAATGCGTTGTCTATCATGCTCATGTATTTCTTCGCAAACTCACGCTCCAGGTCATTGTCCTCAAGACCCAAATATTGACTTATGCCTGACCTTATGCGCATGGCTGCATCTTCCGTTATGCCCTCGGCCGATGACAGCATGTTCGACAGACTGGCGTTGAATGCCTCGCGCTCTGTGTCGCTTATGAGCATGTTCGGGTAGAGCTTCTTATATTTCTCTGCCACTCTTTCTATATATTTGTCAAACTCTTCTTCTGCATCCTTATATTCGCCTTGCTCGTCGCCTGTAAGGATGGGCTTGCGAAGGTTTGCCGACTTCTCTATCAGTTTTTTCGAGGCTTTCACAACGTTTCCTATGTTCTCGCTCAGCTTCTCATAGTCATCTTTGTCCTCCGACTTTTCTTTGGCCAGCTTGTTGGCTTCCTGTAGCAGTTTCAGCTGCTGCTCAAGATACCGCAGACGCTCCTTATGGCTCGCTATCTCCTCGGCGTGCATGGCAAAGGCCGACGCGCTCTGGGGCGAAATCTCTTTCAGCTTCTCTTTGTACGAGTCGATCATGTTGTCTATGGCCTTGTCGTCACCCTCGGCTATGGTCTTCGACACGTCGTTGTCGCGAAGAAACTCGCCCATCTGCTTGGCGCGGTCTTGAAGCTCGGCAGCGGTCTGCTCCATCGCTTGCTTAAGCTCCGCGTTCTTCTGCTGATAGTAGGCGAAGATGGCGGCGCCTGCCGATATGGCTATGCCGGGCAAGCCGCCGAAGAAACCTAATATCGAGCTGAGGCCTGTCTTCAGACCGTTGGCCACAAGACCGCCCAACGCACCCCTTTTGGCACCGCCGCCGCCGAACCAGCCGCTCATGCCTTGGCGCATACGCTCCTTGAAGCTCAGGCTCGTCGTCTGACCCTGCTGCTTCAGAAGGGCCATGTTCTGCGCATACATCTCTTTCGTGATGCGGCCGCTCACATACAGCCGCTGAAGCTCTACCTGAGTGATAGCCCGTGCCTTGGCGAGGGTCTTCACGTCCTCGGCAGTGATCATGTTGCGGGTCTTCAAAATCTCGCGCTCGACGCCGTTCAGCTTCTTGCCTTCCAACGCCTTGCGCTGATACTCTGTTGCCATGCTGTTCTTCGCGCTCAGAAGGTTCTTCTCCAAACCGCCGCTCAGGCTGCGGCTAAGGCGTCCGAGCAAGGGACCTGCAAAGGCAGCGGCTACGACGGGGGCCATGCTGTGCAACGACTGAACAAGCCATGTAACAAGCTCTATGATGCGTTTCAGACCCTTGCCCATAAGGTTGTTGCCGCTCGCAAACTCGCTGAGCATGATCTCCCATGCGTCTTTAAGCTTGTTGTAACGGCCTAACAGGGTCTCGCTCAGAACCTGCTGCATGTTGTAGAACTGGCCGCCAGCGTCGGTCATCTCCCAAAAGATGTTCTTCACGTCTTCAAAGTCTACGCCGCGGCCGCTGATACGGCTCTTCACCTCGCTCGTCGTCACCTTCCGTCCTTCGCGCTTCGAGTAGTAGTCGCTCAGCTTGTCAAGCAACGGTATGCCTGCATAGGCTATCTGGCGAAGCTCCTTGCCGTCAAGCCAACCGCGGGCCTGTACCTGGCCAAACGCCAACGCTATGCGCTCAAAGCTCACACCAAGGCCTGAAGCCATGTCGGCCAGACGTTTCGTCGTGTCATACAGGTTCTCATATTCCACACCGTAGGCGGCCAGCTGCTTAACGTCCCTGTTCAGCTCGCTGAACGTGAAGGGCGAGTTCAACGCAAGGTCCTTGACCTGGTTGAACATCTGGTTCGCGTTCTGCTTGTCGCCCAAGATGCTCTGCAAGGCGATGTGCTGCTTCTCAAGCTCACCGCCTGTCTGGATCACGCTCATCACAAACTGTTGCGCACCGTACACAATGCCGCCCTGCATAAACAGGCTCTTCAGGTCTTGAACAACGCTGCTCATGCCGCTCGCCTGCCTCTTCGCTTGCTCAAACGCTTTGGCGAGGTCGTTGCGCACCTTGGCGGCGGTCTGGGCTATCTCGGCTTGGTGCTTGCGCTCCAAGGCTATGCTCTTCTCTTTCTTCTCGTTGTTGCGGTCTATCTGGGCGTTGACCTCTCTCTGCGCTCTGGCCGTATCGGCAAATGCCCTTACGTCTCGACCGTTACCTGAATTGCCGAGCAAGCCGAGGCTTCTGTGCCAGTCTGACGATTTCAGGTTCGCGTTAATATCTCTCAGAATGGTCAGCAGCTGCTCGGCACGAGCTATCTGGCGGTCTATCTCGCGGGTGTCCGCACCACGCCCGACGGAACCAAGACGGGCTTCCTTCATCTTGTCCATAACACGCGACAACGACTCCATGCGGGCCTCCGTCTTCTCTATCTCTCGCTGACGCTGACGCTCGGCGGCAACGGCTTCTCGCGCGTCCTTGGCTTCTTTGCTTTTCCTGTCGCTCTCGGCTCGCTTGTTGGCTTTGTCTCGGGCGGCGTTCAGCTCGCGCTGGGCTTCGGTGGCCGTCGTCAGACTCGCCTTCAGCCTGTCGGCTTGCGCTGCATACCACTCATAGCTGGCTCTGCCGCCCTTGCCCATCAACGCCACGTTGGCGCCCTCTATCTGGGCTTTCAGCTCTGTGGCCTCGCGAAGGGCTTTGTCTAAGGCACCCACATCAACGCCTAAGCCTAAGCCGCGCATGCCCTCACGCTCGCCACGCCCGATGCCAAGCTCTAAGGAGGCGTAGAGGCGCGACATCCGTGTCGTGTCTGACGCGATACGCCGACGCTCGGCTTCGGAACGGCGCTCGCTCTCATTGGCCGACCGCTCCTCTGAGCGGCGCTTGGCCTCCTGGAGCTCCATGTAGCGTTTGGCGTATGCTGACATGTCGCGGAGGTCTTGCTCACGGGCTTTTTGGGTGGCGCTAAGCTCCGACGCCATCTCTCGCTCTACCGAACGGGTTGCCGCGAGGGTTATGCCTTTCTCTCTTCCGTAGTCGCGCTGGGCAGATCGCGCTATCGCCTCGGTCTTGGATATGTCTGAAAAAAGGTTTCCCATATACGCCTTGTCGGTAAGCCGGCGGCTGCTGTCGCCAAACAGGCGGTATAGCTCCTTCAAACGGCTCTCAAGGGCAAATATGTTCTCGGGAAGCATGTCGGTCTTGAAACCTTTGAGCATGCCTTCGTCCATCAGGCTCTTGAGGTCGCGCACCTTGGTCTCTAAGTTCGAGATGGCGGTCCATGCCCTGTCGGCGTTGTTGGCAAACACCGATAAGGGGTTCTCCTTGGAGAAGGAGCTGAGAATGTCCTTCACCTCGCGCATCGTGCTCTGCAATGCCTTCGGCAGGTTGCCCATAACCAACGAGCCGTCAACACCCTTGCCTTCTCTCACAATCTTGGAAAGCGTGAGGCCAAACTCGTCAAGCAACGTCTTGGCTTGTTTCAGCTTGCTCGTGTCTATGTTCGGCTGCTTGCTGCCTGTCTCGCTGATCTCTTTCTGCTTCAGGTAGATGCGCTGAACAAGGTCAAGATAGGTCTGCGCGTTCCTTATGGCCTCGCGCGTCGAACGGGTGGGGTCGCCTTTAAGCTGCTCGCCACCAGACGTCGCCTCGCGCACCTTCTTGCGCATCGTGGTCTCTACGCTCGCAAGCTCGGCCGAGTAACGCGCGGCTTTCTTTGCTATCTCTTCAAGGCTCATGCCGGCTGCCTTGCCGCCAAGAAGGGTGTTCAGCATCTTGTTCACCTCGCCGTTGGCTTCGCCAGCCGCTCTGCCTACCTTTTCAAGGGCTTCCGCACCGCGAATGGCTTTCAACGACGAGCTGACGGCCTTCGCGCTCTGACCGCTGCTCTCAAGAACCGTCTGGAGGTTCTTCAACGCTGTGGTCAAACCCGACGCGCTGCTGCTGTCCTTCAACGCCTGACGAATGCCTTCAATGGCGGCCTGTACCTTTTTCGCAACTTCGTCTGTTCCGTTAAATTTCTTCTGTATCTTGTCAAGATCTTTCGTGATGGTCTCTTTCAGACCTAAACTCATCATGAGATCGCCTACATTTCCGTCTGCCATGTTTCGTTTCGTTTTTGTTTAGTTTCTGCTTGTCAGTTGCGCAACCACTCGCTGAGGTTTATCTTCTTGCCTACCATGCTGCCCTCGGCTGCCTTGCGGGCTACCCAACGGTCATAAAGGTCATCCATCTCTTTCTTCGTGTGCTTCACGCTGCCGTCGGCGTTGCGCTTCTTCTCTTTCTTATACACTATCAACGGCTGGTCTGACACCATGAGGTCTATCTGGGCCGATGTGTAGCCCCACCAGTAGTCATAGGCTCTCACGCCGAAGCGCGACGCAAAGAGAAAGGGATATTTCTCGCCTAACGAGTAGGCGGCGCCCCAGCTTGTGCGACTCGGGTAGCTCTCGCTTCCTTCGTTGTCATCGTCATCATCACGTCCCCCATCCCGGTCGCTAATATGGTAAGCAGTGAGCAGGCTAACGATGGAATTTTTTTTTTACCCGCTTCAACAACGCGCAACAGCTCCACGGCGTCGGGGTCGCGCACATAGTACAGCCAACGCCAGTAGAACCAGTAGCACAGGCGGAGCTTGAAACAGCTGTTCAGCAGTATGATGGCGCACAGCTTCACGCTCTGCTTCCATTCGTCCTGCTCGCTCTGTACAACATGGCTAAACTTCCTTAGCGTTCCCTTGTGCAACCAACCGATCGTGCGCTTCTTGCCCATAAACAGCACCTCTTCGGGCGTGGCTTCTAACACGCTGTCCAAGAGCTGCTGAAACTCTACAGCGGGCTGCTCCACTTTCTTCTCGTCTGTCATATCTTACGGTTTTTCTGGTTTGTAAATCAAAAAGGCGGGGGGCAGCAGCCGTCTTCTCAGCTCTCTGCTCCTCGCCTTCTCTGTTATCCTTCTTCCTGTCTGCACGCGTCTTACAGACCGGGGACCTTGCTAAGCCATGCAATACTCTTCTTGCCTGCACCCTCGATAGAACCCGAGAACTTGAACGCTACGGGCTTCGTGCCTGTCTCGTCCCACTGCAAGGTGGCATACAGGGCAATGTTGGTGATGACCATGAGGTTGGCCTTGGTCTCGTCAACAATGATGATGGTGCCCTGAATCTTAAACTTCTTAAGCTCAAGAGCGGTGCCGGTAAAGCCGGTGGTCACGTCAAGCTCGGTGTCGCCTGTCTTCAAGGTCAGCTTGGTCAGGTCGCCAACGGCGTCACTGCCGAACATCGAGACAAGGAGCTCTTTCGCCTTAGACGGCACAACAAACTCAACGCTAAAGTTGCCAAGCTCTGACGTGGTGGCCCAGTCGCCTGCCAAACCGATAACCTTATAGTGGTTCACGGTCGGGTCTTCCATCGTCGCCTTCAACGAGTCTACCTCTACGGGCAGCTCAAGGTCTGGGGTGATGTCAAGGGTCGCCTTGCTCAAGTCGGTGATCGCTTTTGCGTAAAGCAGGGTCTTAGGGCCTACAAAGATGTCCTTCAACTCTTCAATCTTCTTCATTGCCATAACTTTTCTATTTTTTTAATCGTTAAACCTAATTTGTTTTTTGTGTCTATCTCGTTCGTAACATTCCTTGCACTATCGTCACGGAAAATCCGTCGCCGTCATCGGCCTGCATCGTAACTCGCGGCTTCGTCAGGACCAAATGGTCGGTAATGATAGGAAACTGACCAAGAACCTTACTCACTTTCGTGTCCACTGTTGACACGTCTAAGGTCGATGGGTTCTTCGGTGTCACCTTGTCGCGCACATATACCTCTATCTGGGCCGTCGTGCTGTAGTCGTTGAAGCTGCCGTCGCTGTTCATCTCGTTGTTGAAAATCATAGACGGGAAACTGACCACTATGTAGCTGTTCGGGCGGTCGTCAACCGATTTGGGACGGCTACGCGCATAAACCTTGTCGCAAATGCCTTTCACGGCTGTGCCAACGTCGTTGTATAGGGTCTTTATGCTTATCATAGAGTTACATCTTACGGAAATATCTTACCATATAGTCTCTTAGCGAGGTGATGACATCGTGACCGCGCTTCATTTCGACAAACTTCGCGTAGTCCACGCCTGCAACAAGCAGCATCTGCCAGGTCAGGTGGCCGCCGCCTCTGCTGTGCTCGTTGTACCATAACAGGTCCTCGGCTGCCGATGGACCGTTTTGACCGCCTTCGCCATACTGGCCCTTATAGGGCTTGCGGCCTGAATCTTTAAAGGAAAAGGTGCTGCGATAGTAGCGGTCAAGGTTATAACGCTCACCCTTGGCAAGGGTCATACGGGTCGGCTCGGGACCGATGGTGTAGTGTATCGACTGCAAAGAACCGTTATAGTAGGTGCCTATGGCGGTGGAACGGAACAGGTTGCCGGTCACATCGCTGTAGTCACGCAGCTTGTCGGCCATGGAAATGGCTTTCTCGGCAGCACGGTCCATCTTCTGCTGCATCTTCACCACTGCCAGCTGACGGACCTTTTTCTTGACGTTCATGAATTGTTCTTCCAAACTTGCCATACCTCACACTCTTCTAAGTTTCCAATATACCACCGTGCGGTTGTTGTCACCCTCACAGTCTGTTATGATGCCTGTCTCCACATGGGCACCGATACGGACCTCTATCATGTCGCCGTCAAGAGGAAAGCAGTCCTCGCACCAACCGTCATAGCGGACGGGAATGGACGCCTTGCGCTTGTTCTCGTCAACGCGCTCGTCGCCTTCTGTCGTCGTGTCGGTGTAGCTGCGACCGACGCCATCATAAAGAACGCTGACGCTGTCACCAACAGGCAACGACTCGTCGCCGAACGGGTCGTCTTCGCTCGCACGGCCGACGCTCAAGCGCGTTATCGTCACGCGGTGGGGGTAACGGGGGTTGTCTATTCTCTCTTTACGCATGTCCTTACGGTCTATTTGTTGATGTGGGGAAGACGCATGCCATACAGACTGACGTTGGAACGCTTCACACCGTGCGACGTTATCTTGAACGTGCAGCGGCGCTTCAACTTCGAGGTCGGCTCCAGCTCTTCATATATCGCGTTGGCTTCGGCCTTCAGGCGCGACAGGTCCGACGGCGTAAGCTCATAACCGCCGCCGCCGTGGCTCCACCCGTTGTCCGAGTCGGTGGTGTTGTTTACCTTGCTCGGACCTAAAATGAACCATTTCAGCAGGTCGGCATAGGCTAAACGCACCTCACGGCGAGGGGCTTCGCCATACTCCATCTCGCCGTCAAGGCCGCGGTCCACAAGGATGGCATGAAGGGTCTCATCGGGGACCTCAAACTTCACCTTGTTTATCAATGCCGATGATACGGTCAGATAGGGAAACGGTGTCTGTGTCATGTGCTTGTCTTTTTTTTCTGTGTCAATAGTGGGGGAGAGGGTGTCTTGACCCTCTCCCTGTAAATGGTCTGTTAGCCCTTCTTCGTGATGTCGATGATCCAACGGTAGGGGAAATCAAGCATCGCGGGAACGGCGGCAAACATCAGGTCGGTGTGCCACTCCTGATAGTCGCCGTTGGCGATGGTAGAGTTGCACAACAGACCGATGCCGTTGTTCGTGCGGGCAAACACCTTCTGAACGATGCTGTTGCCATATTTCTTGAACATCGGCTCGTCGGCAACCTGCTTGCGCTCATACTCAAACGCATTGCCCGCGGGGCGCAGCACAACGATGTTGTCTGCCCAGCCCTTGACCTTCACAACGCTGCCGTCAAACTTGATGTTCTGCTCTTCCTCGTCTACGATCTCTATCTGCGAGATGCCCTGTATGTCGGCAAAGGCCTTCAGGAACATCTCGGTGTTCACACCGTAGTCCTCAACATAGGCCACATAGTGGGCCTTGCACCAGTTCTTGTACAGCTCGCTGATCTGCTTGTTCGCAAGGAACACGTTGTAGAACGTGTTATAGGTCATCTGCCATACAAGGGCCAGACGGTTCTGGCCAAACTCCTTGCGCCAGTCGCTCTCGATCTTGCGCATCTGCTCAAGGATGTTACACTCGGCGGCTGCCCACTCTACCTTGCCACACTTGCGGAAATTGTCTGCCGACAACGGAACCTTGTGAAGGGGGGCCTGAATACCACGGCCAATGCCTGTGTAGTCAAGCTCGCCTGTCGAAGCAAGCTTGGCTGTCATGTAGTTCATGGTCATGTCAACCGAGTTCATAAGGTCCTGAACGTCGTCGCGCCACTGCATCACGAGGTCACGGTCGTTGCCAAACTCCTCAAACTGTTTCTCGCGGTAGTTGCGCTCCTCGGCGGTCTCCTTGAAGCCGTCCGTGATAAAGTCGGGAATGGTTGCTGAATACACCTTCATCTCGCCCTTGTCCTTCTGGAACGACCCGGCAAGGGGCGCACGAAGGTTGGCAAGGGTCGAAGCACGGAGAGCGCTCGCTTCTACCGTGAACGTAGCAACGCCCTTGTGGTTGGTAGGGGTAAGGTCGGGGGCTATGCGGCCCTGGGTCAGATACCAGCCGTAGTTCACATGGAAGATGTCCTTCTCGTCAATGAACTTCTGCAAATATCTGGTGTTCTCGGGGTCGCTGAAAAAGCGGGCCTTACGCGAATTTTTAAAATCAAACTTTGCCATGTCTTTTAGTTTTTGTGTTCTGTCTGTGTTCGTTTAGTTCTCTGCATACCACCACTCGGGGTAGCGGCTCTTGTTCATAGCCTCCAACGCAGGGGGGATCGGACTCATCCTGCTCTTCCACATAACGACGTCGGTGCCGAGAAGGCAAAAGTCGTTAAAGTAACGGGGAGCATGATATTTGTCACTGCCCGACTGGGTGAAGAACGGCATGTCAACATCGCAGGGAGCGAAGCAGTTGGGATTTGTAACCATCGGCAGAACGCTCGCGCCTGACGCTGACGCCTCTACCAGCACGGTGCCAGCGGTCAACGTGCCAAGGGTCTCCGACAAGGTCAGCTTCCACACCTCCTTGCCGTCCTGCTCCTCTTCTGCCACGGCGGTCACGGTCACACCCTTCGCCTTTGTGGTGAAGGTCTTCTGACCTACCATCAGGTTGTCGCCGACAAACGGAATGTGGTGATAGCCGTCGCGGGTGATGTAGATGGCGGTGTCGGTGGCACCTGTCGTGGCTTTGGCTACCTCGTAGCTCTTCAGCACCTTGACGGTGCCGCCGCTCTCGTCGGCAAAACCAAGACTGTGCTCAATGAGGTCGCCTGCATATATCTTTGCAGGACCGGGGAACGGGTTCTTCAACACTCCACCGATGGGAGGACGGCGAAACGCCTCCTTCACGGCACCGGGTAGGTCAACGAATACATGGCGCTGACCGCCAATGGTCATCTCCGACTGCAACACTACAGCGCCTGTGGCGTTGACGGCTCCCTGAGCCATCATCTGTCCGTAGTAATCATTGCTGTTTTCCATAACTTTTCTAATTTAGTTTTTCTGTTTCTTTTTTACTTTTCTTTGCTTTTCGCTGGCTTGATGTCGTCCCACTCGTCTGCACGGATGCCGCGGTCGCCTGTCGACGTGTCGCTGCCACCCTTGCGGGGGATGGCGCTGTTGCCTGTGGCGCGTTTATAGTCGGTCGTGTATATGCCCTCGGCCTGTGTTATCAGCTCTAACACGTCGGCGTCTTTGTCGGGAATGGTCAACTTCGACATCGCGGTGTCAAGGAAAAAGTCGTTCAGCTCAAGCTTCGCACGGTCAAACTTGTCTTTCAGACCCTTGCGAACGGCGGCTTCTGTGGCGGCTCGGCTCGCTTTCTTGTCGCGCTCGGCGTTTGCACGCTCAAGGGCTTCAAGCTTCGCAAGCAGCTTGTCATATTTGTCGTCCGACGAAGATGATGAACCTTCTTTAGGCTTCTCTTCGCCGCCGGTCTTCTCGCGACGTTCCTCTTCTTCCTTCTTCTTGCGCTCGGCTTCCTCACGGCTCTTCTTGATCTCGTCTGAGACACACTTGTGAAGGTTGCCGTCCATACGCTTCAGACGGGTTGCCAGCTTGGTAACTTTCTTGGCATTCGTTGCCGCGTCGTCACCCATTTCGTCCAGTACATCATTAAGTTCTTCGGTAATGGTCTTCTGGCTCAACGATTTGAACTTGGTGGTGTCTACCTCCTTGTTCACTAATGAAAGCAGTTCTTCTACTGTCATGGCTTTTTTAGTTTTTGTGTTGGTTTAAAGGCAGTGCTTCTACCTCTCTTTGCATAAATATACATTTATCTTACGCAAAAATATGAATAAATATACAAAAAACCAAAAAATATTAGCTATTTTTGCATAAATATACAATAAATCTGAATAAATATGCAAAAAGCGCAAACTAAAATATTGTCTGGCCTCTTCCTTCCCTCGGGAGAGCCTGTCTACACGCAAGAGTATGTTCAGGCTCTTCGCGATGCTGACAAAAAACACCCCGACAAGCTGAAAATTATAGCACAACGGGGAGGACAGGAGCGCATGCTTGCAATCGACGCCGACATAAAAATCGTGGGAGGCAGCCGCGGAGGCTCTAAATCGTTCTCTTCGCTCATGGAGGTGCTTAAGGACATCAAGAACCCCGACTTCCATGCCACTATCCTCCGTAACGAGAAGGATGACCTTCAGTCGCTCGTAACCGACTCTTATAAGCTCTTCTCGCAGTTCGGCACTTACAACAAGTCGCAAAACGACATGACATGGAATTTTGCCAACGGGGGATGGCTCAAATTCTCTTACTACGCTGGAGCGTATCAAGACTTCAAAACGCGCTTCCAAGGACGTCAGTTTGCCTATGTCTGCATCGACGAGGGTACGCAATGCCCGTACAAGAAATTCAAATATCTGCTCACAAACAACCGTAACGCTTCGCATATCAGAAACCGTTTCTGGATAACCTGTAACCCTGACCCTGAGTCGTGGGTGCGCAAGTTTATCGACTGGTGGATTGACGATGAGGGATATATCATTCCTGAACGAGACGGTGTCATACGTTTCTGCTTCATGGATGGAGACACGCCCGACTCTATCTATTGGGGAAACACTCGGGAGGAGGTCTACGAGCAATGCCGCGACATCATCGACAAGCTGTGGAAGGATAGTTACGCGGAGCTGGGCTATTCTAAGCTCGACATGTTCATAAAATCTGTGACGTTCATAAGGGCAGATGTGTCGGAAAATATCAAACTTATATCTACTGACGCTTCTTATATCGCTAACCTCGCACAGCAGGATGAGGAGCAGCGCATGCGCGACCTCGAAGCCAACTGGAACTATAAGGCGGCGGGAGATGACATGATAAAGAGGGAGGACCTGGAGGAGATTTTTGATAACGCTCAGCAGACGGGCGACGGGGTCAGAAGGGCTTCGGCGGACATCGCCTTCACGGGAGGCGACAACTTTGTCATGTGGCTGTGGATAGGGCACCATTGCGCTGACCTGGTGGTCATGAGGCTCGACTCGCAAACGCTCGTCTACACGGTCATGGCGAAACTGAGAGAGTGGGGGGTCGAGGAACGTAACTTCACCTATGACATGCAGGGCATAGGACAGTATTTCAAGGGCTTCTTCAAGGATGCCGTCCCCTTCAATAACCAGGCGGCGCCTATTGCGGCAACAAAGCAGGAGGAGAAGGGCATCAAATATCTCTATAAGGACCTTAAGTCGCAGTGCGCTTTCCTCTTCTATAAGGCTGTCAAGGACAAGGGCTTCTCTATCGACTCTGACCTGCTTGAAAGAAAATACTCGGGCAAGGGCTTCGATAAGGTGCCGCTCAGGCAAATCCTGCAAAAGGAGAGAAAGATGATAAGGAGGGACGAAAATAGCTATGACAAAAGCTTCAAACTCATGCCTAAGGACATGGCAAAGAAGATCATCGGTCACTCGCCCGACTTCTTCGAATCGTGGTTCTATATCATGATCTTCTCGCTCTACAAGAAGAAAAACAACAAGATCAAAGGGTTATGGATGTTATAATTTCTTAATTTTATGGACAACACAAATACTAATTTTAGACAGATTCTCGTAAGGAAACCGTTCTATGAACTTACGCCTAAGAACTACATGACGCATGGCGTCATGAGGGAGCAGGAGTTGTCGGAGAACGTCAACTGCTACATGCCTGACGACACGCTCTACAGGCGTATCAAAACGCAACACGACTTCCTTAGGGAGTTCTATCCTTCGTCTCACAAAATATGGGACAAAAATCTCTACCCTGACATATACAGGAAAAATCCTGAGGATGGCAAGTGGTACATTCAGGAAATACAAAGAACGGCGTTTGCCTTCCAACGCCTCATACACACTAAGCATACGCTGCACCTCACGGGTAACGACATCCAGTTTGAGCTCGCAAGTGCTGACGACAAGAAGAACGAGCAGCTGCAAAAGCTCCTTAACACGTTCAAGAAGGAGTGGTACATGAAGGACATGGAGGTGAGACACTTCGAGGCGGTCTCTGCCTACATGAAGGTGGCGGAGGTCGCGGTCGTGGGATTCTTCGACAGCAACGGCGTCTTCGGAACGAAAACGCTGTCGTTCGACAATGGGGACATTCTTTATCCGCACATCGACTCGCTAACAGGCGAGATGACGGTCTTCGCAAGAAAATATATCGACTACGACGAGCAGGGCATCGAAAAAACTGAATGGGTCGAGGTGTGGGACAAAAAGATGTTCTACAGGTTCAAGAAGCAGCTTAACGAGGGCGCGGTTAAGGAGACGATAAAGAGGATTGCTAACATCTTCGGTATCGACAACTATTCGTGCGTGGAGGAAAAACCGCATGGCTTCCCGTTCCTGCCTGTCGCTTACGCAAGAAACGAGGACGGACCGTGCTGGGCGCCTGTGCAGCGTAACATCGAAGACTACGAGGAGGCTTACTCTTATCTCTGTGAAAACAACAAGGCTTATGCCTTCCCTATGCTTAAGCTCAAAGGCGATGGCGATGACATCATGGTCGTGGGCGACACTAACGGCGGAGCAAAGACCATTCAGATCACTGACACCGACGGCGATGCTGAGTTCATCGACGGAACGGATGCTTCTAACGCTTTCGCCACGCAGCTCAACAAGTCCTATGACCTCATCTATGAATTGTCGTTCACGGTCAAACCGCCTGAACTTAAGTCGGGCGACTTGCCGGGTGTGGCCATTAAACTGCTCTTCTCGCCTGCTATCGAAATCGCGGAGAACGATGCCAAGATGCTGCATCCGTTCCTCATGCAGCTCGTCAAGATGTGTAAGTATGGCATCGGAATGGAACAAAACTGCATGGCCTCTATGACGGCTCTGCCCATTCATGCCTGGGTGGAGGTCTATGTGCATCAAAACAAGTCGGAGATGATAACCAATATCGCTACGGCGGTGCAAAACGGGTTCTTGTCTAAACAGACGGCATCGGAGAGATGCCCTGACCTCCCTGTAACGAACGAGATAGAACGGATCATAAGGGAGAAGAAGGAGGAGCAGCAGCAGGATCTGCTCATGGACATGCAGAGGGCCGACAACGAGACGCAGAACGCCATCGAGGAGCAGGAGGCGCAGGCGCAGATTAACGCGCAGCAGAGCGGACAGGATGTCAACACGGGCGGAGGCAGAAAGGCGGGAAGACCGAACGAGTCGGGAAGACAATACGACTCTAACGGCAACTGGCCCGGACGTAACAACTGGAATAAGTATGACAATAAATAAGGTATCGGCTTATGGCTAAGGAATACAGTTATGCCATCGACAGGTCTAAGGCTGTCGCTGCCACGGAGACTGCCTTGAAAAAGGTGGTCTTCGCGGCGGCTAAGCAGATTGTCGGCTTGTCATCGAAATACAGAAGGGGAAAGAGGCTGTCGGCGGAAAAGACGTTTCTTCAAGAGGCGCAAGGCATCGCAACGGGAATGACAGACAGGGTGGAGAATATCATCGGGCAGTATGCGCTCGCGGCAACGAAAAGGCTGAATGTTGACGAGGGCGGCGTCTCGGCGTTCCTCTCGGCGCAATATTATGGCGCCACGTCAAGGCAAAGGACGTCTGCTTATCTCGCCAATTTCGCGGAGGACATCGTCAGAATGGCGAAAGCGGGCGTCTTGATGGGATATGACGAACAGAAAATCCTTGCTGCCGTGAGAACGGGATATAAGGACCCTTATCTCTCGTCGGTCATAACGAAAGCAAGGAGATATGACATCAACATCGCGTCACCTTCTTACGGAAAGGGCATCTTCAAGGCTGCTTACCATAACATCATAAGAAACGCACAGCAGATGGTGGCGGTGGCATGGGGAATGGCGGAGCAGACTTACGGCAAGGAACATGGGGCTACGGCGTTCAGGGTCTTCCGCGGAAGCTCTTATCCCTGCGCTATATGTGACGACGAAACGGTCTATGTGCATCATTTCGGAGACCCTTATCCCCCGTTCCATGTCAACTGCCGGTGCTTCATACAGTTCTTGTACGACAACAAGAACGGCGAACATCACAACATTCTTTAATTTTTCTTAAATTCTTATCATCATGGCACAATATGCTTTTTCTATCGCTGTTAATAATCTGAAAAAGAAATACGGCATGTCTGATCCCGCATACCTCATCTATGCTGACCTCAGGGCGGCGGGATGGTCGCAGACAGACGCCTGGAACGTCGCGTTCCAAGGCAAGGGACTCAACTGGTCTAAAGCGGAGCTTGTAAAGGAGATGAACAAGCTCGAAACGCTCAACTCGGTGCAAAGCAGAATCGCCGATTTGCAGGGTAAAGCTCAACAGAAGGACAAATACGATGACATCTCGCCTGAAGAGCTGGCTAAGGAAACATCAAAGGAAACAATTCTTAGAAAGCTCGTCTTCGCTGAGAAAAAGGCCAAGTACGGCTCGCCCGACTGGCTTAAAATCGTGCAGCTCGAAGCCGACTACAAAAAAATCAAGCAGGACGAAATCGACAAGGAGAACAATGTCGTACATTACTATGTACCCATCAACTACCCGACAAAGTGCTCCGAATGTCTGCTTTACAAAAAGGGACAGACCGACAAAGAATAATCTCAAACGGCCTGTCCCCGATTAACAAAATTCCAAACAACAGCTGCAACCTTGTTGTTCTTGTGCTCACAGCTCCTGCTATTCGTAACGCTCGCCCACAACAGCCTCTAACGTGTGAACGAACGCTTCTTCAAGCATACTGTCGTTGAACGTAGGAAGAAACACCTCTTCGGGAAGCTTCTTCCGTTCCGCGGCCTCCATGATGATGCGAAGCCCTTGTTCCAATGAGTGGCGGTCTTCTATCATAGACGCCAGCTCGCGTAACACACTTTCCATAATAACCTCCTTTTTTAGTTTAACATATCATTTCCTTTTCTCCAATTTTCTCCATCTTTCTCCAAATTTCTCATTTTTTCTCCAATAATCTCCCAAAATCCCCCAAAGACCATTTCTCTAAAGAAGGAAAAAATGCGGAAATTCCCCGATAATTTCCGAATATTTCCCATCATCCTCAAACCCTGCTAAAAAGAGCAAATTCAACATTCAAAAATTCAACATTGCGCCATCGGCGCAACAATTCAAAAATCAAAATTCAAAAATCAAAATTCAAAAATCAACATCCTCCTTAATAAAGCTCGGCTCCTCCCCAAACTCCAACCCGTCAAGTTCCTCAACAAGGAAATGGCTCTTAAGGTCAGCTTCCGTCACGCCAAACGTCTCATAGTAGATGCCTTTCGTCGTCTTCTTCTTGTTAAACTTGCAGTCGTCACGCATAACGCGCCCGAAGCGGTTCATCGAGGGTATGTCGCCGTCTTCCACGTTGTTGTCGTTACAAAACTGCAACATGCTGTCATACAACACGCTCGACTGGATCCATAACGGCACCTCGTTCCTGGCCTGACGGTCGGGGCGCATGTGGTACGCTGTTATCCATGACACGACGGGGTTCGTGCGTAGGTAGGTCAAGATGCGGAGACGCTCGGTCTTCTTCGTGTCGGGGAACACAAACTTGCGCTTGCGCAACAGCCGCTCGCCCTCCAGCACCCAGTTGAACACGCCTGACAGCTCGGTCTTGATGATCTTTGCGGCTAACAGCGGGTCTTGCTTCGCCTTCGGAATGGTCACCTCAAAGTAGACATACTGCAAACGTCTGATCATGCCTAACGACGCATCGCCGCTCTCGGGCGTGTCGTTCAAGCTGAAGATGAGGTAGGGCAGGGTCTTGGCCTCAAGAACGTTCTCGCCGAGCTTACGGTAGGGGACGGGCTCGCCTGACACAAGACGCTTGAACATGCCGGTGTTCTTCTTGCCAAACTTCTTCGGGTCGCTGTCGCTTGACCAGTTGAAGATGGCGTTGCGGATAGGGTAACGCCCGCGCATGCCCTCGTCGCCGTCGGCGGTCAGCTCGGCATAGTCCATCTTCGAGATGCGGTCGCGCCCGAACAAGGCGCACATCACCTCAAATATCACGCTCTTGCCGTTAGCGCCGCCGCCAATCATCATCAGGCACAGCTCTATCTTGTTCGACATCTTGCCGTCGTAGGGGTTATAGGCGTCACCGCGCTGGACCAGACCTAAGCCTAAGAACATCTGTAAGATCTCCCTCTGGTCTCTGTCGGGCAACACCTCGTCTAAAAAGCTCGTCCAACGCGGACATTTTGCCTTCGGGTCGAAATCGTAGGGGTGCGAGTAGGTCACATGATAGTGGGGGGAGAATGGCAACGCACGGGGGTTGGCACGAGACAGGCCAAAGTCCACAACGCCATTGTTGAAGGCTACAACGTCAAACTGCGGAACCAGCACGTTGTAGTTCTTGATAACCTCCATGAAAGCGTCCCTGCGGATGGAGGGACGGACCATGGCGGGGCCTATGCGGAGCTTCTCTACAAGCAGCTGGTATGACTGCTCCACAACTATCGTCTCTACCAACTCGTATATCCTGCCGTTGAAGATATAGTAACCGCCAGCGAAATATTTCACAGGACAGCTCTTGGCCAGCTCTCTCATGCTCCGGCAAAAACCTGACAGCATGTCGTTATATTTCTCGCTGTTTGAACGGCCCCAGTCCTCGCGGTAACGCTCAAAGTCAAAACGGTCCTCGGTGCTCAACTGCAACAGCTGGGCAAACAACAGGTCTATAAGCTCGCCGTTACTGCGCTTCATCGCTCACCTCCTTTCTCGTTACGCTTGTCGCGAACGACAATCTTGCCGTTGCCTTCCAACGACAACACCTCGCCGCCGTGAAGATAGATAAAACACTGGGCGTCCTCGTCACAGCACACGGACACAACACCACGGTCATAGACGGTCACATGAACACGGGCCAGACCGTAGACCGCTATGCAGGCTCTGCTGTCATGGCGAACATAGACATCACCCACACTATTGCCCGAATAGCGCAAATCGGCTACACAGCAGCCGTTCAACACCACGGTTGAGGCTTCGTCAAGGTCCACGCGCTCATCGGCATACACGCCATGACGGTGTATCACGTCGCCAAAGTCGCGCTTCATCACGTCAACGCTCGGCCAGTCGTGCTCTATGCAGAAATCCAGACCGCGGACAAACTTGTCCACAAGCTCGTCACGGCTGCTGCCATCCGACCATTCCGAGGTCCACTGCTTGCACAGACCCAACGAAACGGCCTCTTCTTTCATTCTTTCTGACAAATCTTTCATTACAACAACAATTCAACTATAACAGTTCAACAATAACTCTCCACCCCATGAGCCGCATCCGCCATTATCAACCCTCGGCACCGTTCTCGCCTTTGCCGTCCTCAGCAGTCTCCTTCGAAGCCTCTGAAGCTTCCTTCTGCTGCTTTCTCTGTCCCAGATGTATAGTCGGGGCCTCAGCAGCCTCCTTTGAAGCCTCAGCAGCCTCCTTTTTGGCCTTCTCGACCTCCTCTTTAATCTTATCAGGCTCCTTTTCTGCTCTCTCGGCCGCCTCGCGCTCTAGCCGCTCATTGGTCGCCCTCTCAAGGTAAGCGCTCATCACACAGACCTTCTCCTTCTGATATTCCATATCCCCGACAATGGTCGTGTCTACAAACATACCTGTCAGCACAGCCTCCGCGTTCTTGCCCTCTATGCCGGGAACGGTCCAGCGGCCGTCATCGCCACAGACAACGGTCAGGGCATCAAGGGCATCAAACATGGTGTGCTCCAAGCTCACCTCCAAGCTCCAGCCGCCGCCCACATCGCTGACACGGATATACGGAACGGTGCCGCGCGACAATATCTTGCGCTTGTCCTCGGGAATCTTCGCCAGGTCACGCAACGCCTTCATCTCTTTCTTGCTCAAAGCGCGGGCCTTCTTCAGCAACACAAAGTTACCCACACAAATCTTCTTACCAAACTCCATTTTCTTTTCTCCTTATTTTATAATAATTTAACATTAATATCTGTCTATAAGCTATCCATAATCTATCTCTCGCGTCAGTTAAACCATTTCACAGTTGTCTCGCCCCGGCGTCAAGTTCCATGATTGTAAGTATCGCATAGTTCGCAAGGTCAAGCAGAGAGTCTTTCATTCCCTCTCCTTTTACCTTCGCCTCGTCCTTCATAAGCGACTTCACGCGCTCCAGTTTCTCTGCCAAGTGCCCGTAGGCGTATGTCATGCCACACTCCTTGAACAACTTCGCAAAGCTATTGCCGTAGTCCTGGTTCTTCGCCTTGAAGGTATCAAACATCTCGTCTGTGATAGCTTTGTATGCCTTACACGGATTACGAAGGGCCTCCCTCTCCTTATTTATCAAATCAGCAAATCTTTTTGCCGACATTCCACAGAAATTGTCAACAAAGTCTTTCGGAATAATATGCGAAAAGTAAACTTTTGCAGGCGCATCGCTTTCCCATTTTTCCATCACTTTTTTTACAGTCATGCTACCTTTCTCTTGCAAAATATCCAACGTAACATACACGTTAGTCCTGCCATCAACATCACAACAGACACAGTTGTCCTCTACGGATTTTACACAAAAAGCCTTTGTTGGTTCACTCAGTCCCAAATAGCAGTTCTCCCTTGTATTGACAAAATAAAGAAACATATCTTCATGACGTTCAATACGCTCACACGGGAGAAAAAACTTCAGCCCAACATTAATATCTTCTTTCTTAATCATAAGCAATCCCTCCTTATCTTAAATTTCAATAAAATCTCCAATACCCAAACGAGCCTTGTTGATACAATCGCATATCCAACCCATAAGGTATGCCAGGTGCTCATTTCTGCCTTTATACATCCTTTCCAAATCGCACGCATCGGTGATAGACGATAGAACGTGAAACGCCTCATGGCAGATATTTTTCATATTCATATCTTTCTTCTTCGGAAAGACAACAAGATTACCGAAATATCCCCCTTTTCTACTCACACATTCGTCATAAACCAGACCTCCGTAGCTTCCTCCGCTCATAGGCTCGCCGTTGTGAACAAGAGGTTCACCCTTCATGTCGGTAAAGCATTTGTCTATTTCTTCTTCAGATGTATTGTACATCACCCAAAGTCTCCTTGGGTAAATCTGCGGTGTATATTCGTAATATCCCTTCTTCTTTGCCAATCGTGCTTTCATATCTCGTTTATATTTTTAGTTCTGCATCCAACCCCAGCACCCAAAGAACGTGCTGGAGCTCATGGACGTGTCGAATTTCTCGTAAGAGAGCTTGGTCGCATAAGCCGTCATGTTTTATAAAAACGGCCCAATCGCCTCCTTCCCGTACTACTGCCAAATATCTGGCTAAGCCCCACGTCTTTTTGTTGTCAATAGACCTTGTGTAGTATTTGCCAACAGTTACTTCTTTAAAACCGTTCTTGTTAAGTATTTCAGGCGTGACGGGTATGCCTTCGACATTGCGGGAACAAGTTTCCCAGAGTCTATCGTCATTATTGTTGATTGCTCTTAGACCGACAACTCCTTCTTTATCAAGAAGGTCACTTAGGGGTTTTATTTCGAAAACAGCGAACATTGTGCCTTTCGGAAATATGTAATCGCAACTTACCCTTCCCCTCACCAGGTCGCCTATTCTCAGATCTTCGGGTTTAATCATTTCTTACCTCCTTTCTTCTATCTCTTGAAAATACTCGCCATATTGCTTCCACTCGGGTTCATGAATATTGCCGACAACCTCAGACACTTGCAGCCGCTCATCACAAAGGGCAAAACACACCTTGTTATGGTCGTAACACTCTCCAACTGTCAGGTTTGGGCACCTGACAATACAGAAGCAACCACCATCAGCAAACCAGCGGACAACACCGTAAAAGTTATCACGCACAGTAACAGAACCGCAATACGAAAGCCTGCTGCTAAACTCAGGCATGTCCAAACGCAGCACGTCACCCTCGTAAACGTTCTTGCCGTTCTTGTCCCTGAACCCCGTAAACTGGCAAACAGTCTCGCGGTCAACGCTGAAAGCAATGTTCTTTGCCAGACTTTCGTCCAGACAGTGTCCGAACATGTAAGCAACGTCACCATCCTCATAGAAAGAGCCATACACCCATTCCCCGTTCTCGGGCCTCTTGCCCTTAAATCTAATCGTCCTCATTTCTATAAATTCCTTTTTTTGTTAGTCAATAAGTTCAAAATCGTAAACCACAACATAGGGGTTCAACTTCCACATGTTCTGACCATAAACCCTATCAACATAAGCCTTGTAAGCCTCACGCGCAGTACCGTAACAATCGGAAGAAAGAAACACACTACCGTCCTGCTGATACACATAATCCTTCATGCCGTTACCACTATATACCGCACGGATGCCTACAGCCAGACAGTCCTTCTTGCGGATGTCCTGCATACGCTCCACACGGATATTGCGGATGCAGATATGATGGTAGGCATTCTTGGAATCTGCCGTGTTAGCAGAGATGAGAGGGACAAACTCATGGAGAGCTTCCCACAGCTCGTCATCCTTCACCCTCTCCAACACCTCCTCATAACGGCTCTGAAATGACTGGGCAACAGCAACAATATCACCGATGTTATGTTCCGTGTGACGGAAAAAATCACCGTCCAACAGAAGAGCACAACGGCCCTTCCGGTCCAGACCAAGAGTTATCTTCCCACCCATGTCCGTGGCTTCGCGGAAGCTCACAACCAGACGTGTCTGTGTGACACGACCGTCTATAACTGACCGCGTAAACCCCATCTTATCATTGAAATACATCTGTTTCATAATATCTTTATAATTATGTCCTCAACTCTCGGCCCTCCATAATGTCCGACATTCTTGAACTACGGGAAATCATAACGTTCTCGGTTCAGAAGTGAAGGGAAAAGGGTTGTCGATTACGGTGACGCTCGCTACATCCTTCCGCACGTCCAGATCTTCAAGAGCATCGTCGATGGTGTCGAAGCGACAGAAGCAGACGTGCTCAGTGGAAAGGTTTACGAAACACCATTTCTTTGTTCTGCGGTCCTGACAGACCATTACGATGCAGTCGGGACGGTTGTGACGTTTTACTTTGATATACATAAGCTAATCTATTAGTTCAAAATCATAAACAAATACATAAGGATTGCTCTTCCATATACCCTTGCCGGAAATACGGTCAATAAGGGAGGCGTAGGCCTCCTGCGGAGTGCGAAACGAAGAGTTGGCAAGACCGTGATACCAATAAGTCGGACCTTCAAGCCCTACGTTGTCGTCACGCCAAATGCCTTCTTTCAGGCAGCCTCCATTACTGATGTCTTGCAGGCGTTCTACGCGGATGTTGGTGATGCTAATATGATGAGGCATAAGGTCCGCACGGACAAACATCTTATTGTTGAACCCTTTCTCAAGTCCGATGAACCACAAAAACATTTCGTTTTTGCCACTAAGACAGAGAAATTCATCGTTATCTTTCAGATCTTCATATTTCTGAGCGATGGCTATGGTTTCGCCGAGTTTGTATGGTGAATGCTCCAAGGCGTAATCAAGCATTTTTTGCAGTTCTTCACCCTCTGCTTTGTAAAGTCGGGCTTTACAAGATTCCTTCCAATCAGCAATAGATTCTTTTGCCCAACCTTCGTATGTGCCCAAACGCTCGAAAAGCATTGCAGGATTCAGAATACGTCTTGTCTGAGTCTTTCTGCCTTTAAGTACAGCCTGCGTGAGACCGTACTTGTCGTTAAACATAATCTTCTTCATACTCTATTCTTTTCGTTAATTCTCACTTGCGGCCTCCATACTACCAAATCCGTCAGCAACATGGAGCATCTACACACCGCAAACACCGATGAACGCTACAATCATGAATGTATGAACCCTAAGCTCACCCAAACACAATCTCGCATCTGCACGATAAAGATACTCATTATTATCCTTCAATGCTGCATAAACCCCCATAAAACCAATAAACTTACTGCTCTTTTTGCTACATTAAATGAAGCTTCGGCCTTCAAAAAAGGCGATAACCCTCAAAACAATGTCAATAGAATAAATATGTAAACAAACGCAAACAATAGTTAATACAACCACAAACTGCATAAATATACATAAAGACGTATATTTTTGGAATACATTACAAATTTTCACACACGTTAGCAAACCAATACGCAAAACACAAAAACACCCCCAAAAAAGAAGAAAAAATTTTTTTGTGAGGTTACTACGCGCCCTCGCGCCCCTCCCAAAGGGGGTCGCCCCCTGCAAAATATTCCAAAACCCAATATTATTTAACATAATATTTGCAAACGCTCCTTTTTTCCTCAAAAATGTTTCACGCCCTCCCAAATATTATTAATCTTCGTAACCTCTTAATTTTCAAATACTTATACCAATATATTGATACAAACACAATTTTGCTTTAATGTTTCACGAATAACTAAAAGGTGTTAAAATAAAGATTAAACGTATTTATTTAAACATCTGTTAACAGAAAATTGACCAATAATTGGTCTAAAATACTTATAAAATCTTTTTAATTGCTTGATTTACAGCAAGTTATAATTAGGTTAAACGTGTTAATTTGCTTGCTTTTATGTGGTTTTTTGGCTATCTTTGCAATGTAGAAAAGGGGAAAAGGTTCTCTTTTCGCTCGCTGCTTTACATGCCCTTTGTAGGTAGTGAGTTTTAGGTAATAAGGGTTAATGTTTAAGATTTTAAGTTATGGCAAAATCAGTAAATGAAATGGCTTTAGCCGTTGCGAAAGAGTTAGAGATTATGGTTAGTGTTGTTTCAGACAGAAAGAACGACACGCTAACAGACGAAGCCTTTAAGGCAAACAAGGACTACAAAGCGTTGTTAGACGCAAAGGCCGCCGCGTGCAAAGCGGTTGAAGACTTCGAGATGAAAGCCGTGAAGGCGAACACCGCCTATAATAACGCCGTGTTGTTGACCGCTACAAAGGCGGTCCGCGCGTTTGGCTATCGATACAATGTTGACGCAATGAAGGCAGAAGAGTTTTTAAACTCTAAGGCGTTCGCGGACAAAGTAGCCACACACGGCCAATATCTTGACACGCCCGCGCGTTTGGCGTCGTTCGTTTCATCTGTTTATAAGGATGTAAGCGAGAAACGTGTAACGGTTACAAAGAAAACGCCGTTAACCATTTCAGAAATTAAGCTACTGCTGCAAATGGTTGCAGTGGGCTTTATGACACGGGACGAAGCACGCGCAAAGGTTGCAAAGGGCAAATAAGCTCTAAGCCGTTCAAACGTTTAAGAGAGACGTTTAACTCTCTTGCAAAAGGTTGCCAGACAAAATTTGGCAACCTTTTGTCGTTAATAGCTTTTCCATCCTTTAAGGGTTAAAGGCCCTCGCGTTGGTTCAACCCCAACAAAGGAACATATAATTAGGCGCGTTACTGCAAAGTAGCACGCCTTTATTATATCGCTTATTTTTAGGGCGTCAGCAAACCTCGCATGTGCGAGGGTGGGGCACAACATCCCATCGAGATGCCCTGAATGTCGGTTACATTCGTAACGCGGTCGGCACGAATGCCGCTAACTATCTTCTCTGAGTCATGGAGTTCTATCTGGAACGGGTGGCACAGGCACACGAGCGAAACGAGCGCGAGCAGGTATTGCAGTTTCGCCACGACTGAGGGCAAAGGAGAGGACAAGAGCGAGCAGGACGCAAGAAGGGAACGAGTGAGGTTAAGCAATCCAATGCGCCGTAACGAACCGAGCTACCCACAGCGGTGGGAGTAGTAGAAAAATAGGTGTTATCATAATTCATATTCTAACGGCGTTGTGGCCGTGCGAGGTGGTTCCTCGCGCATAACACCGGGGGTAACAAGAGAATATCCCCCGTGAGGTATATCCGACAAGCGATTCTCTTCTGAAAGCGGTTTCATGTTAGCCGTGTAACGTTTGAGTTTGCAGCAGAAAAACATGCAGCAGCCATGCTGTGAAATGGTGGGGTGTGAGCCGCGTAGTTAAGACGATAAAGATAAAGCGCGGTGCAAAGATGCACATCCCAGGCAAATGGGGCAGTCCTTTGTGGCTGCTCTGCAATTATTAACCATTAAAAAATAGTGAATATGATTTACGCTCACATTGTCTTTGAGATTCGTTCTTCAAAGACAGACAAGCTTTTGCAGAAAAAGGAAAACATCATGAAATTTGCGAATGAGGACGCTTTGAACGAATTTTCGTTCAAGCAAGTTAAGAAACTGGAGAATAACAACTTACAGTATCCGGGGAACGGCAAGATGTATGTCGATTTTCTGACACGCACCTTATCAGCCGCAGAAGTTAAATTCTGTGGTCTTCCTGTCTAACGTCTAAATGGGTAGCCGTTTGGCTACCACTATTAACCAAAATTTTAGAATTATGAAAAAGATATACACATTTTATCAGACAAACAAGGTTAATATTCTTGGTGGTTACATGACATATTCCACATTATCGGAGGCTTTTGATGCTCTTGATCCTGAGCGTGGCGTGAACACTATCACCGCCGTTACTAAGGTGAACTCGAAGTGGTGGAACAATGGCAAATACACCGGTTATTTGAGTGAGGTTTTGTCTATGGGTGTAATTTACAGAGCCTAAGCTCTGTGTGCATAATTAACCAAAAAGAGTACGAGAATATGGTAAAAATCTTGAAAACAAGTACGATAATTGTGCTTGGAAATTTGTTTTTCATTCCTATGCTGCTCATCTTGAGCAGTACGTTAATTAGCTGCGTCATTGGCGTGGCTTATCTTGTTGTGCTGTTCTATCTCTTGAGCAGTACGAGAATTGGTCGCAGATTTTTTGCAGCCTTCTACGCTGCAAATCTGCGCTTGGAAAAAGAAATATTCGGATGCAATTCCGAATGTTGAGCAGTACGTTATTTCCGTGAGCGTCCGAGGCGCACACCACGTTCAAGCCGTGGCACGGAACAAAGGTCTCATTAACCTGAGATGGTCTTACAGATTTGCGGTTAGAAGTTCCCTTTGAGCCGTTTCCCACCTTGAAACAAAGAAAGGACTGAAAGCGGAAATCGAAACGCCACCTCTTTGTGGGGTGGTTCTACTAACCAACATTTTTGAGTATGGAAAAAGAGATGATAATCTTGCAGGATGGCTCAACACTGTTTGCTTCCGTAGAAGTTACAGAGTTGAGCGGTGGACATTGGCACGGCGAGTGGAACGGGCATAATTTATCGTTCCATGGCGGCGTGTGGATGGAGTAACAAACCCTAAAAAGCCACCTCTTTCTTTGGGGTGGTTCTATTAACCAAAATCAAGAATTATGACAAAAGCAGACAAGATGTTTCTCGCTGCTCTCGTGGCGAGTCACAAGGCATTTATTGCAAAGGAGAGTAAGAGTGATGGAGAATATTCCAAACGCGCTGCTCATGCCGATAGGGTGGCGCGAGAGATAGAGCGTCATTTCTCGCGCCCACGCTTCTTTTAAAAACATGGCGTGTTCATTACGCACGCCTTCTATTAACCAAAAAAGATAATATGAGAAAGATAGAAGTAAGAAAGGTTAAGCGAGGTGAGCATCTTCGCCTAACAGATTCAGAGAATGCACCCGTGTGGGTGCGTGATGCGTACAACAAATTCTCAAAGAAATTTGAGGTTTACAAGTACGACAATATATGTCATTTTGCGGAACTGAAAGGTTCGCGCAAGGTTTATATTGATTAAAGCCAAAAATGCTGCTCAGGAACAAGAGCAGCTCTATTAACCAATTTTTTTGAAATATGAAGGAATTAACGAAACAGCAGCTTATCTCCGTCATGGAGATGCTGCTGTCAGATGGCGATTCTCGTAACTACGACATCGTGACAATTAAGGAAGAGATGACAGCTGCCGACTTGTTTGTTAGCGACAATCCTGCTACAGGAGAGGTTATCTTGCTGCCGGGGAAATACCTCACAGCCTACGCATGCGACTATGACTGCGAGGAACATCCGCATCTTATGAAATATTTGATGCGGGGAGAGGTGGAGTTCAAGGTCTTAGAAACCAACCTCTCCATTGTGATTCTCCTTTGTCTGGAGCGACACTAAACCCTAAACCGCCACTCAAAGACGAGTGGCTCTATTCACCAAAGCAAAAGGATTATGACAATTAACAACAAAGAATGCGGCACCTACCTTTTCAAGGTGTCGTTGTGGTGTGGCTGTGGCTATACCACATCTTCATTCAATGTCTACGCCTTCCATGAGGAGGAGGCGCTTGAGTATGTCCTCGCTTATCTTGAGAGGATAGAATACAACGGCCTTTTCTTCACAGAAGAGGAGGTGAGAGACATGGATCTTGACATCGTGGAGAAAGAGGAGATGTTTATCTACATCGACCCTACGATGACGGATCCGTCGGCACGTCCTGCCTATATCCTTGCAGAAAATGCAGGGATTGAAAACCTCGGACGTGTCGCATGACCTAAAAACGGGCAGCATGAATTGCCATGCTGCCTTCTATTCACCAAATAGTACGAGAATTATGCTAAGAGACAAAAGATGTGACCAAGAGTTTGAGGCTTCACTTTCATACGAGGTGAAGCGACTAAAGATTGCAGCGCGTAAGCTGCACAACTGTCGCATGACAGATTATATAGACCCTCGCGCCGAGTGCCTTCTTCGTGAGGCGCTTAAAGGAATTATCAGCATAACTCATTGCTGAGCCTAAATTAATCCCCACCCGCAAGGATGGGGATTTCTATTAACCAACAAATTTTAGAATTATGAAAAAGAATCCACGGAATTACGAAGTGCGCGGCAAAATGTACGCCTACATTCTTGACTCCATCTCTTCCGATGAGGTAGATGTGGAGTCTATGTCGGACAAAGAAAGAATCGAGTTTGCGCTTGATACTTTCTATGTAGAGAAGTTTGAAAACGACAGACGCGGAATGTCCGTTCTCGATTTGCTGACGGAGTGGATAAGCGGTCTGTGTTCCACCGTAAATGTAGCGTTTACAGATTACGACATCGCCCAAATTGGCACGGAGTGGGGTTATTGCAGAATTGACGCAGGACCCTATCTGTTTGTGCATTCATGGTTTGAGCGCATCGCCAAAGGCATTCTGAGCCTTGCAAAAATCTACGGGGTGGATATGAGCCGTTTCTAACGACTGCTCATGTTCGGTTAGCCAACCTTAAAAAGGTCCGCACATATTGGTGCGGACTCTATTAACCAAAATTTTAGAATTATGATTTACATTAAGAGTTTCAAAAATTATGAGGAGTTCAAAGTTCTCTTCGGTGTTGTGGAGCATGGCAACGGTGTAAAGTCGCGCAAGAACAAAATCCTTCTGGCTTGCCTGAAGGACAGAAAGCTGCTTCATTGGTGGCTTTCGTTCAAGGACAGTTGCGACAGAACACATCGAAGTCATCTTTACAAGAACTGTGACTATCTCCGTGCTACAAGCATGGACGATCTCAAGTATTTCGCCAAGAAGATGATGAACCGTATCGTGTATAACGATGTTTGCGGCATGGCGTCCCCTTATTACTGCATAGATTTCGGAGATCTTTCGTTCACGTTCTATAGTTCAAGCATGCGTCTTGACGGCTTCAAAGGCATTTGTGCCGATGGAGATTCCAAGGCCGTGCGCTATGAGAACGTAGAACGCGAGAAGGTCTTCAAAATGAAGGCCGGAAAGTTCATCACAAGGTGCATAGAGGAATGCCGCATCACGCGCGACTACATGCCTGAGCAGCTTAAACGCTGGATAGGCGAGGAGTTTGCCCGTGAGTGGCAGGTCTTTGCCGAGCAGCGCTGCACCGACAGGTACACGCTGCATGTCGATGATAATTTCGAAGATATTTATGACAGCGGCCGCTGTTATGGTGACTTTGGAAGCTGCATGACAGATAAGGATCAGCACACCTTCTATCGCGACGCGATAGAGGCCAAGGCGGCTTATATCACAGACGAATACGGATGGATTGTTGCTCGTTGCATCGTCTACACCGATGTGATAGACGAAAACGGCAACCATTATCGTCTTGCAGAGCGTCAATATTCAATGGGGCAAGACAATGTCCTCAAGCAGATTCTCGTTGACAAGCTTATCAAGGCAGGCGAGATTGACGGCTACAAGCGTGTGGGCGTCGATTGTCACGATAACAAGAACTTTGTCCGCAACGACGGTTCTTCTATGCGTGACCTTGTGCTGCACATTGCGTGTTGTCTTGAAGCTGGCAACACGCTGAGCTATCAAGATTCGTTCATCTACTATAACCACGACGAACAAATCTCGTACAACGACTCGTCTAAGTCCTATTCCGACGAGCTAAACACGACAGACAGTCAGTTTGGCGGCGGCGGTAATTGGTCGGACTATTACGGAGAGTACATTCCAGAAGAGGAGAGTGTCTATGACGACTACTACGAGGATTGGATGTGGAATAATCAGCAATCAGACGCCATATACAGAGGCGAGAGAATCGTTATCAACGACGGTCGTGCTTCGATGAGCGACGATTGGTATTGGTCAAACCACGAGGATGCTTATCTGTATGACGACGATTGCTGCTATGTCGATAGCGTCGGAGATTCTCGTCTCCTTGGCGATTGTATCCTGGACATCGACGACAATTGGCAGCTCAAAGAGGACTGTGAGTATTCTGACTATCACGGAGAGTACATCCCCGAGAAACGTGCCGTATGGAGCGACGCTGCCAACTCATGGCTCGACGCCGAGAAAGATTCTCTGTGCCCTGTGTGTGGAGAATGGTACCCGGGCGACACCGAGGATTTCTATTCTGAGATCACGGGAGAGTGTTATTGTTCCGAGAAGTGCATGGAAGAGGATGAAGCGAAGTTCAGACGAGAGCATGCTCTGCTTGTTGTAGTCTAAAAATTAAGGCGGGAGGATTTTTCCTCCTGCCTTCTATTAACCATTAAAAAATAGAATTATGAAAGAATTAAATTTAGACCTTCTCAAGGCCCTTTACTGTGTTTTCTCTCCAAGCAATGGAGAGAAAAAGATGCGACGTTTCATCAAGCGTCACATCAAGAAAAACATACCCGCAGCCGTCGTCACACAAGACGCGCATGGTAACATCTTCGTCACCAAAGGCGAGGCCGAGAGCTATCCTTGTCTGTGTGCTCACATGGATCAGGTGCAGCATCTGCACCCCTCCGATTTTGTGTGCATCGAGGGCCAGGGTGTCATCTTTGGCTATTCGCCCAAGCTGCACAAGCAGTGTGGTCTCGGTGCCGACGACAAGAACGGCATCTTTATCGCCCTGCAATGTCTTGAGCGTTATGATGTCCTCAAGTGTGCGTTCTTCGTAGGCGAGGAGATAGGTTGTGTGGGTTCACACGCTGCCGACATCGAGTTCTTTGCCGACTGCCGTTTCTGTGCTCAGATCGACCGTCGCGGCAACAGCGACATGGTGACGAGCATATCCTTTGGAAATATCTGTTCTGAGGAGTTTGTCATGGCTGCCGATTGTGAGACTTACGGCTATGCCGTCAGCACAGGTCTCATGACCGATGTCGAGGCGTTGCGTGGCAATGGTGTCACAGCGTCGTGCATCAACATGTCGTGCGGCTATTACGAGCCCCACACGGACCATGAGTTTACCGTAATTGAAGACGTGAAGAAATGTCACGCTTTCGTCTGCCACCTCATAGAGCATTGCACGTCCGTTTATCCTCACAAAGAGGACGATTACGGATATAACGGCAACAGTAGCGAGTGGAGCCGTGGCGAGTGGGACCGTTACTATTACTGTGATTTCTATGACGAATGTCTTGACTATTGCTGCAATTGGTTGAAAGACGCCCCGCAGCTCACCCTCGACGAGTTCATAGATGCTGCTCGTATGTATTTCCCGTTTAGCAAGAGCGGTTTTGCCGAGATCTTCGAGACGGCATCCAATTATGTCAAATCGGAAATAGTCTAACCAAAAAAAAGGGGGAGAGCAATCTCCCTTCCATTAACCAAAAAAAACAAGAATTATGTCAAATCTTATCCCGTGCCCAATCAACGAGAAAGACCTGTGCAGCGATGTCCTGTTCGATTGTCTTTTCGATAATGACATCTATTGCGAGGGCGAGCGCAACACGCTCGTTGGCTTTCTCAACGGCGGCGTCACCACCGCAAAGTACACCGAGGGTTCTAACGCCGTAACCATCCGCTTCCTCGAACGCCCAATCAATGAGCTCGACATGGAGCGAATAGAAGAATGGCTCGGCATCATCCGAGACGGTGTCAACAAAAATTTGTCGTCAAATTATGAAAAAATGATGACAAATTCCGAAAAAATGATGACAAACATCAGTTTTCACAACAACAGACACGTTTGCAAGGTGCTCTTCACCTACCTTATCGAAGAGTAACCTTTGGCCTCAAAAGCCTCCCGTGCAAGGGAGGCACAGTTTAACCAATAATAATAGAATTATGAATGAATATGAAGCAGTAAGGATTGAAACTGTAGGAGACTACAGAATCAGCATCTATTATGACTCAGGCAACGATTGCCCATGTACCGAATGGTGTATGTCAGGGCTGTTCATCTGGGGCGGCTACGGCCGCGATTGCGACCAACTGAGCCCTGCCTGCAATTGGCGGGAGCTGTTCGGAAGGCACGACGATGGCAACCATACCGTGTGTGAAGCTCTCAGAGAGCTTATCGCCAAACATGTCTCGCAAAGAAAGCTCCTCAACTATCTAAAGAGAGAAAAGCTGGGCTCTGTCACGTTCGAATACAACCGCTATCTCAATATATGGGAGGAAGTGGGACATGATGACCGCAACGAGTATCTGTGGAGCTTAGAGTTCTCACCGCGAGATTTGAAGGAGGACAACTACATCTATGAGCTCACAGAGTACATGAGCGAGGAGCAGCTTGCGCAAATCCTCTACGACCTCGCCAAGGACCTTGCCTTTACCGAGTGGTCTTCCACGGGTTATGGTCAAGGCGATTATGTCCACGGCTACGCCTTTTGCACAGAGGAGCGGTTTGCCGAGACGTGCGACAGAAACACCAAAAATTGGAAAGCCCGAGTCGAGCCTATCATGGAGGCAGAGGCAGAGGACATCGGAAGATGGATGTGGGGCGACATCTTCGGCTTCAAGCTGGAGAAAAAAGACTTTTACGAAAAGGTCTATCCTGACGGGGAGCGCGACAGTGAGGAGGGCTTCGATTGGGTTGACGTAGACTCTTGTTGGGGCTACTACTGTGACCCTGACGAGCTCATCGAAGAGGTGATCCGTGAACATGACTTGCGGCCAAGCTCTGCCGCATGAAAATCCTGAAAAGGGGGAGGTGTAATGCCTCCCCTTCTTGTTTAACCAATATTATGAAATTATGAGAAAGTTCAAATGCGACTACCACTATGTCGACGACCTCATCCGCCGCTACGAAGAGGAAGGCGGTCAGGTCATCTGTCTTAACGACGGCTGTCTCGCTTCTGGCGAGTGGCTTCTGTTTGACGACACAAACAAGAAGAAGTGTTTTTACACTTACGAGCTTGCGCTCAACGAGTGGTCTTCTTGCCAAGTTGTACATGTCTACAGCTGCTGGGACAAGCTTCCCAAAAAGTACAAGAAAATGGTAGAGAATTACGCCCTCTATGCGTAAATCCCGAGAAGGCAGCGCAGCCTGAAATTCTGTGTGTCGGAAAGAAAATCTTTAGTGACCCGCTTCATAGAGCGCCGCACAGTGCGGCGCTACAGCTGGTAACATCAAGCGTTTATAGCAATGCGCCAGGTCTTTCACACGCAAGCCTTTAAACAGGCCGTCTCACGCTTCTGTGTGTGGCGGTTTCTTATTCACCAACAAATAAGAATTATGCAACACACAGAGTTTATCGACGCCATCTGTGCCAAGGTAGACGATGGCGCACGTTTCATGGTCAATCTCGAAAAACGCACGCTCCGTCTCGATGGCCGCCTTGTTAACCTCGACGAGGTTGATGTCTTCCGTGTCGATGAAGCGGTCATGTTCCGCTGCATCGAAGATCTCTATTGGCAATATCGCCATTCTGTCCCATCGGAGAGGTCCGAGTCTCACCGCCGACGCTATTTCAAGGCGCTGCCTGAAGACGAGCTTTCTGACGAGGACATGATCTACGGAGCTGCACGCGAGACCGCACGCTGCCGTCTCGAGCTGTTCATCCTGCTCATGCTTCGCAGCGGTCAGCTGTGTTGGCACGAACAGTGGGGCAGCTGGTTCTATCAGTCGCCCTACGAGAAAGAGTTCATCATCCTTCGTGCGTGGGTAGAGCCCAAAACTCGCCAGACAGCCTGAAAAACGGGAGCGACGCCATCCCTTGCTCCCTCTTTTAACCATCATTATTAACAAAAAAACAATAGAATTATGAAAAGAAACGTCATTATCTCAGGCGAGTTTACAATCAACGAACTGACAGCACCCAAGCCGTCCAACGCTTCCAAGCCGAAGACGGCTGTTGACCGCATCGCTGCGCTCAAGGCAGCAGGCATCGACACATCGTGCTTCTTCCCGATGGGAAGCGACATGGTGGTCAAGGTTGTCGACGGCGTACCTGTCCAGGTCCTCGACGACGACCCCATCTATCAGAGCATAGCTTCTGGGGGCTACGTCAACGTCCACCCGCTCTTCCGCCGTTTCGTCATGGCGCAGATGTTCCGCTTGCTTCGCCGAATGGAGAGGTCAGGCGAAAGTTTCAACGCTCTCGTTCAGCATAGAGGCTACGAATATCAGTGGCGCATGCTTGAAAACGAGCTCCATGCCATCGCGAAGATGCAGGAGAACAACGACGCCGCTTGCTTCTCGCAGCGCATCCTGTGGTTCAACCAAGACGTGGTCTCAGCCATGATAGACGACTATCTCTTTAAGCTGCGTTCTCATGTCGACAAGCTCTCCCACCGCCGCAACAAGCGTGGCGAGATGGTTTATAAGCACACCTGCAAGGGCATGCCTTACGTCAAGATTGCTGGCAAGAACGTCTTCCTCAACGACATCGGCAGAAAACTCTATACGCCTGTCGTCAAGGCTTCTCTTGCCGTCAAGCAAGCCAAGTCTTACAGGGAGCTTTATCAGCTCGTCGTCAGCTTCAACAAGCAGCGTCCGCATCTTAAATGGAGAACCAAGCAGGCCGATGCGTTCATCAATGCCTACAAGGGCGCGGGTGCCTATTTCACCATGCGCAACCTCGTCATGTTCCATGGCGCACGCTTCGCGTCAAAGGGCGAAAAGGCGTCTTTGCGGCATGTCGAGGACAAAGCTCGCGAGTACGAGAAAGAGGGCTGGCGCATGATGGGTGTCATGAAGCAGCTCATCGCCGACGCTGGCATCTCCATCGAGGACAAGGTCCATGAGTGGAAGGTGCAGAAACAGCAAAAGTAACACCTCTTCAAGCCGCACGGCGTGTGGTGGACGGGCTTCTGTTTAACAAAGCTCTTAAGAACCAAGATCGCGTCTTCAGGAAGATTTCCTGACTCCCCGATCTTCTCTTCAGAAGCTTTCGTATCAATCCTTTAAAGCAAGGCCCGCGCCCGTGGCCGCACGCTTCCCAACAGGGTCTGCCTCCAACGGCAGACCTTCTCAAAACCATTAAACAACAGAATTATGAAAGAAGACAAAATCCTCCAGATGCTCTTCGAGCCTCAACGGTGGCAACAGGCCATCAACAAGGGCGTAGACAAGGGCATCGACAAAGCAACGCTTTATCAGCTCACAACGCCAGAAGCTCGCGCTCTCCTCTATCAGCGCATAAGGGACGGGCAGTACAAAATCATGCCGCCCCATGCTGCCCTGATACCAAAGGACAACGGCGACTACCGTACCGTCTATGTCAACGAGCCTGTTGACCGGGTGTTGCTGAGCGGCATCAACGACCTCTTGTTCGACCTCGCGCCCGACATGGTCCACAGCTCATGCAAGTCTTACCAGAAAGGCATTGGCTGTGGCCGTGTCGTGCAGGAGGCTTCGCGCATGGTGTGTGCTGCCGAAGGCAAGACGATAGGCTTCAAGTCCGACTTGTCTAAATATTTCGACTCTGTCCCGCTCTCTTTCATCGACGCGATCTTTGACCGCATCGAAGAGATGCACGGCCAGTCCGCGCTCATCGCTCTTCTTCGCAGCTATTACCATTGCGACACGTTCTTCGACCCCGACGGCAACATCTGCAACAGCTATCAGTCCCTTAAGCAGGGCTGTGCCGTGGCTGCATGGCTCGCCGACGTGCTGCTCTGTCACATCGACGAGAAGCTGTCCTGTCTTAATGGCTATTATGTACGCTATTCTGACGACATGCTCTACATCGGCGACGATTATGCTCAGGCCATGACCGTCTTGCAGCAGGAGCTCGACAAGATGTCCATGAAGCTCAACCCCAAAAAGGTCGAGTATCTCGATTCCAACCATTGGTTCAAGTTCCTCGGCTTTGCCGTCAAGGGCCATGACATCTCGCTCTCTCCTTCGCGCATCAAGACGTTCCAGAAGGAGATTGAACGTAGAACCGTCAACTGGCGCGAGACCACGCTCCAACGTGCGGTCAACGCGGTCAACAAGTACCTCTACAAAGGCTTCGGCTCCCACTCATGGGCCACACAGGTCTTGCCCATCATCAACGTCAAGAGAGACGTCTCCATCCTCAACACGTTCGTCCTCGACTGCCTGCGGGCCGTTCAGACGGGCAAGAAAAAGCTTGGTGGCCTCGGCTTCGACAAGATGCAGAAAGACGGCTGCATCGCAAGGGGCAAAGGCAAGAATGTCAGGGCCAACAGGTTGGCCACTGAACAAATCATCGAGGGTTATCTCACCATCGGTTGCGCTCAGGCCGCCATGCTCACACGCAGGGCTGCTTACGACGCTCTCGTAGACAACATCTGACCCCTCATCCTCCGCGCACACGGAGACGGACAGCGAAGCAGCTCAGTTTAATTTTCCTATAAGACATCCAGAAAGAAGGGCCCTTATTCTTTCAAGACAGGGCATCCCTGTCTGAAAGGAACAAGGGACCTTCTTTCTGGTTCCTTACAGGCAATATCAATCCTTTACAGCCATGTGCCGTCCTGCTTGGCTCCCGCCCTAAAACAAGACACGCCCTTCTCGGTGTGTCTACAACCAAACCACACACACACACGCGCACCGCAGCGCATCTCTCTTCAAGCATATCTTCGTTTACGTCGCGAGATTCTGATATGACACGACGGGAACCTGTCGTCTCCCGTCGTATCATCCGTTCATCGAGACTAAGATCAACCCCTTACAGCTATGCGGCATCTTATGTGAGAGGGGAGAGGGTTTCGCGAACCCATGACGTGTCAGGACAATTTCCTTTAGTGAACCCTCTGCCAAACATCAACAGGTTCCACCGGCATCATAAGCCGGTATCACCTGGATGTCGTCAAGGCTTCACATCAATCCTCTACAGACATCGCGACATGTTGTCAAGACACGTCTTTTCTTTAACACCTTGTGTTAATTAAGTGTTAATGGGTTTGGTAAAACACAATGTTATTGCAAATATTACTACCTTTGCAATAACCTAAGTAGAACCTTAAAAACAAGAATTATGTCTAAAATCGTCCGGGCGCAAGACATTCTCAAAGAGAAGGGTTTTGTCGCTCCTGTCTTCGACACAGCGGCTTTTCAGGCCGATGTGGCAATGTTCTTCCGTGACCATAGCGTTGAAGACTATCTGCTCATCTATGTCCTTAGGTTTGCCGACTTTAAAGATGCCCCTCGTTCGGGCTTCGCGTCGTCGCTCTTCGTCACCTCTGCCGAACGTTTGTGTGGCGAGGTCTTCATCGGCTATGCCGTCCCTCCCGAACTCTTGCGGCAAGAGCCTGACGGTCCTTATTTTGGCAACCTTCAGGACACCGAGATCAGCCGCCCTCACATCATTGTTGACGAGCCGTTCGCCGCCAACGCTGTCGGACTGCTCAAGATGCTGGGCTTCACCGTCGGCAGACGGCACAAGAGCCGCTTCGGCGTACCTGTCTACAAGGTCACGCTCTTCTGACACACTCCCCTGCCTCAAATGGCGCGTCCTCGTCACGCGCCCCATGTTAAACCAAAACTTTTAGATATGAAACAGATCCTTCCAACAATCCCGACGCGCCGTTGGACGGTGTTGCTCTCTTCTGAGCAACAGAAGACTTACGCTAACGCCATCCGTCAGGGCTATTTCGCCACTTACGACGGCTACCGCTGGCGACACACTTTCTACGGCGCGTACATCTGGAAATACCCCGGTCGCATAAAGGTGCTCAACATCTTTCGCGACATCTTGGGACGCGCCCCCATGTGGAGCGACATCACCGACGACAACCTCCGCGACTTAAAGGCAGAGCTCGACGAAGCCTATGCCCCCAACTCGGTAAAGACAATCTGTGCCGAGATAAATTCTATCATCAGTGCCAACGCCGACTCTAAGGACATCCCGTCCATGTCTTACGCGAAGGTCCTGAAAGCCAAGAAAACGGTCACACAGGCCGTTTATCTTACAGATGGGGAAATATACCGTCTCCACTCTTATCTGCCGCGTACGGCAAAAAGAAGGCACATCAAGCGCATTTTCATGCTTGAGTGCTTGTGTGGAGCGCGACTGTCCGACTGTGTACGCCTCTCGCCCGACAATATCTCGCCCGACGGACGCACCATCACCTATGTCGCGCAGAAGACGCGCCGCGAGGTCACGGTGCCTGTCCATCCGTGGCTGCGCCAGTACCTCACACCGTCTTCGCCCACCGAGCCTGCATCCGTTGCCGTATCGTCCTACAATGAGGGCGTGCGCTTCTTCTGCAAGGCTTGCGGCATCAACACAAAGGTAAAGATCTTTCAGGCGGGCAGGGAGCAGACAGGCCCCAAGTGGCAGTTTGTCTCCACCCACACCGGGCGGCGCTCTTTCGCCACAAACCTGTCGCTTAAGAACGTGCCGCTTGAACAGATAGCCCTCATGATGGGACATCTCACGGGCAACGCCCCCGACATAGCCATGACGCAGCGCTACATCGTCACGCGCCTACAGCTCTCCCCGGCAGCCTTCCAGGCTTTCCGTCTGCCTGGCTCCGAACAGCTCGAAGCCGAACAGCTCGCGCTCCACTCGCCGTCGCCGTCTTACGACGACCCTGCCATAGCGCAGGCGTTCGACAACCTCCCCGACGACACCGACGCCGTCATCCCCGAACGGCCGCAACCCGACAGCCTCACGCATGCCATGTAGCAGCGTGTGGCTTATGTATGACAATAAAATCTTTTAAGAATTAAGAATATGGAAAGAAACTACAAAGCTTACAGGAAGATCCTCGCCCAGTACGAGGACATGACGCAAGACCTCTTCCTTGACATCAGGCGTGGCGTCATCACGTCTTTCGACGAGTTCGAGGCCAAGTACACCGACCTCAGCCGTCGCTTCACCGATGCCATCGAGCCGACAGGCTATCACGAACAGCTCAACCCTACGATCTTTGAGCTTATCAAGAAGGCGAAGAGGACGGGCGACTCTCTTGAAGATTTCGCACAGCTCTTCCTCGGCACCCTCACCCTTATAGAGTTTCCCGACGAGCAGCTCAATGCTCTCATGGAGCCTCAACAGCCCGAAGACGATGATCCCTTCTGGTCTTCTGTCTTGCCTAAAGACCCCGAAGACAAGTAACAACAAAATTCAACATCAAAATTATGGAACAGCATAAGATCGAGCCCTATTCGCTCCAAAAGGGTGGCTATTGCAACGACACGCTTACCTATTTCGCCGACGATGTGCAGATTGACGTCTCTGGCGAGTTCTATGTAGACCGTGACAACAAGCTCCACCACACCCACATCTTCGACGATGGGGTAGAAATGGAGATAGTCGTGCCCTACGAAAACTTTTAACCCTCTCCGCTGTGCTATCGGCGTAACGGGCACCATATCAAACTTTAAATTTCAAAAATTTATGAACATCAAAAAATTCTTTTCCATGGACGCATCAACAACAGCCCGAGTGTTGACCGTCTTCGCACGCCTCGGCTTCATCCTCGCCTTGGCAATTGTAGTCATCGGCTTCTGCCTGTGGTTCTTTTCCGACGACTACTCTAACAAAAAGTTCATCGGCATCTTCATGATGAGAGAGTTCTTCCCTTACATCTTTGCCTCATGGTTTGCAGCAGGCATCGCCGTGCTCGTCAAGGCAGCATCGCTCTACATCGCCGAGAAGCAACCACAAGACGAGGAGGATGAAGAAGATTAAACCATGACCCCATGTAAACCCCATGTAAACCCATGTAAAAAAGCCCTGCTTACAAGCGGGGCTTTTTCGTCCCTCACACCCTGTTTGAGCCCCTGTCTGCCCCAATTCCACGATAGGTCACGTCAGACCGCAACAAACCCTTATATATCATTGTGATACGTTGGTGATACGATTGCGATACGATTGTAAATGCCTTGTATTCAGCACGTTACAAGCATTTGTAATGTATTGTGCATCATAAATGGCTCACCCTAAAACCTCATAACCTCTTGTGTATCAGCCTTTTACAAACTGTATCGCAACCGCATCACTTTCGTTTCATATCGTATCACCGTTTTTACACCTTCTAAACTGCTCATTATCAGTCTTTTACAGCATAAAAATTCCACAATCAGACATCAAAAACACCCAAAAATCACCAAAATCCCACTTTTCACCTTATAATACACATGTATATAATAAGGAACATGTATAAAAGCTAAGGTCGCGCGTTAATAGCTAGTTAATATATAATAAATATATATATATATTATTTATATTCTTTCTTTTTGCTTCTTTTTCTTTGTAAACTTTTCGAAAGCCAAAAACTGGGCTTCTACAAGACCCAAGGTTGGGAGAAAAAATCGGGCTTTTTTCGCGCGCGCGTGCGCGTGAGCATGTGTGTGCCTACGCATATACGCACACACAGGCACACACCCATGCCGTGCCAGCGCACAATACACGGTGGGAAAAGTATGTGGGACGAAATTTCGGCTTACATCGCAACTTATTGAACGCCATAAGCACGTTCTTTAACAATGATTTGTAAAAAAATACACAAAAACCTTGCGGATACCGGGGACTTTTTCGTAACTTTGCGGTGTTCAAATAAATCAAAGAATTATGAAAAAGCTATCTTCTTTTCTTGCCATCCTTCTGATGGCAGTGTGTGCGATTTCGCTCTCGTCATGCAGCAGCGATGACGATGGCGAAAAAGACAATAAGCCAGGAGCAAAATCTCTTGTCGGAAAATGGAAAATCACAGAAAAGCACGACTGGAACAGGACTTATTCTTCTGAATACACCGTGTATGGAGATATTTTTGTCGTATTCTCCGCAGACGGAACAATGAAAAGAGAAGGCGACGGCTATATATCTGATGAAATGAATTTATCAAAGGATTATCCCTTGAAGAGTTTTTCGTCATGGTCTTATTCTCCGAGTTCTGTAAATCACGATGGATACATTAGTTTTAACTCCACATCACAGTATGGAGTCGATTTTAAATCTGCAACTCAAATAGAGCTTTGGGGATTCTTGATGTATGACTTCTATTATGTCCTTCAGAAAGTAAATTAAGCATTTCTCCCTTCCGAGACCTTCCGTTATGGCGTAGAGAGGCTTAAAAAGGCTTAGATAGGCTCACCGCCTTACCCCAACTGTTAAACTAATGTTAAAGGCAGCAATCACCATCCAAGATTGCTGCCTTTTTCGTAACTTTGTAGTGCTTAACAAACGATAGTGCGTCTATCCCGACAGGGCATCGGTCTTTGCCCATCTGCCAAGAGAGGGCATTTTTTATGTCCACCATTGGACTACTGTTCAGAATATGACTGCCTTGTGCTTTTATCGGCTCATGGCTTTGCCATAAATTCTAAGCGGTTTCACTTTGCGTAACATTAAAGCCTGCGGGATGTAGGACTATCGTGTTGTTAAGCAGCGCAAACGTGAGGCCGCTTTCCTTTTGCGATAAAGTCTCCATAATGTTATATTTAAATGCTTAACAACACAATGATGCAAAACCACGTTCCGTCTGCAATCGCAGACAACAAAGACGGCATGACCTCCCTTGAAATTGCTGAGGTCACAGGTAAACAACATTCCAATGTGATGCGGGATATTCGCAACATTTTGGCGCAAGGTGTATCACAATTCAATTTTGAATTGTCGTCCCCACACCAATGACAGATAAATGATTTTTATAAAAATTCTCCCTCAAAAATTTTGTTGTTTCACGCAAAAGCCTTAACTTTGCAGTGTTCAATAATCTACGCGGCAGAGATGCGAGCTCTTCCGCAAAAACTTTTGAGGGAGGGCTTTATTTATGCTCGAAACTTTTGGGAAAAAGATATGCCTTTGGCGTATCGCCCCTTGCATACGCTGTAATGGCGTGTGCGTGCCATCCACGTAGAGGCATTGAACAAAGGGTAGCGGTACGCCCTTTTTGTGTCCGCATAGTTCAATGTTCAAAATCTACGTTTTATGGACGAATTAATGAAGCAAGAAACAATGAGTTCACTGCTAATCGCAGAAATTTCCGGTAAACAACACAACGATGTATTAAAAGCAATCAGGAAAATGGAGCGTTCGTGGGAAAAGATAGCTGGGCGCAAATTTTCCCTCTGCTATTACACAGACCCCAACAACCGAAAACGCCCAATGTTTCTACTAAACAAAGAAGAGTGTCTTTACATTGCCACAAAGTTTAACGACGAGGCAAGAGCAAAACTTGTCCTTCGTTGGGAAGAACTTGAACGCAAAAACGCTCCTCAGCTCCCCTCAACCTACCTCGATGCCCTAAAGGCTCTCGTCGCCTCCGAAGAGGAGAAACAGATGCTCGCTGCCGACAACGCGAAGAAGCAGCTGACCATAGAGATGAAAGATGCGCACTTGTTAATAGAGCGTCAGCCATAGCGATATGGTTGGCGCTTTTTTGTAAACACATGTTAAAGTCTTTACAATATTTGGACGTTAACAAATATATTCGTATATTTGCAGCGTTCAAAATGTCTTCACGGTATGATTACCGCATCCTTGCAAGAGGGTGCGCTTATTATATCAACATCTTTCGAGTATAATAAAAATTATATAAGAATTACTGCGCCGAGTCGGTGGATAGGAAACTACCTCCGAAGGTTTTGTGAAGAACCTTGAACAACTCGTAGCGCAGTTTTTTATGTTCTAAATCTTCATAAAAATGAACGAAAATTTAGTTTTAACAAAGGAGAGCGTTCCGTCTGACATTGAACGCTACTTCCGCGAAGTGTTGGCCTTAGACCATCAAGAAAAAGAGTTTTCTGTAAACCTTGATGATGTTTGGCAACTTTGTTACCCAAGAAAAGACCATGCGGTTCGAGAACTGAAAAACAACTTTATTGAGGATGTGGATTTTATAGTTATCCCCAAAAATGGGGAGCAAAATTCACACGGAGGAAATAATCGAATCGACTACTATCTCACTTCCGCTTGCTTGGAGTATTTCATTGCAAGAAAAGTTCGCCCCGTGTTCGAGGTCTACCGCAAGGTGTTCCACAAGGTAGCCCATAACGAGGTGAAGCTGCCCACCGCAAAGGAGCTTGCTCTCATGGTCCTCAGGGCAGAGGAGGAGAAGGAACGACTCGTGTTGGAAAACAAAGCTCAACAACAGCAGCTCGAAGTCAAAGACGCACAGATAACAGAGCTCGACACAGCCGTTAACAACATGAAGCCGAAGGTGTCTTATGTCGACAACATCCTCCAGTGCAAGGACACAATCAACGTCACGCAAATCGCACAAGACTACGGCATGTCCGCAAAGGCCTTCAACGTCCTGCTGCGCAATCTGAAGATACAGCACAAGGTGGGGCGGATTTGGATAGTCTACGGCAAGTACCTCGCCAAGGGCTACGTCCAGTCCGAGACCTTCACCTACGCCAAGGCCGACGGCACACAGGGCGTGCGCACGTTCACCAAGTGGTCACAGCGCGGCCGCCTCTTCCTCTACGACACCCTCAAGTCTCACAATATCATTCCATTAATCGAAAAAAACTCAAACGACAATGAACAGCGATAA